CTATTGATTTAGCGAAAAATGTTTTCACAAACCATTAACAGGTTTTAACATTTCTTTAACTGTTAAATGGCAAATATTGCTTAACTTCGTTTTTCCGGCAGGATATATAAACCACCTGCTAAACCATTAGTATGCTAACAAAAAATGATTTCCGCAACATGATTAGTAAGAGTGCCGCCCAGGCAAGACCTTGCCGTTTGACAGCTAAATTTGTAAGACCTGTATTTGGCAGATTCGTAGAACTGGCTGACGCTAAAGACCTGGCAGCAAAGGGCTGGTACAGGTTTGTCATCAATGCTAAGGAAGATGCCTTCCAGGCTAATCCAAAAGCGGAACTGACAAAGATGTATAACATTGACTCAATTATTTTCATAGACTTTTATAACAACTAAATCCAATGGCGGCGGCCTACGCGTTATGACAAGAACCTACCGAATAGACGGCGAAGTAGTTGAACTAATCGCAGAGCCAAGAATAGTCAATGTGTCAAACTCTTTTTTCACTGACTATATAGCAACAATGTACCAGGTTGATATAACCTACGAAGGCAAGCGCAATAAAAAGATTGACAACTACATTGCACTAAACCACCTTGATATCTGCTACGACTTTTGTTGTACAACTGAATTACCAAACAACCAATATATACAATGACAAACAATTCAATTTTATTAGTAGACTGCCATAATGGCGTCTACATTCCTAAAAGATTCAATGATGACTGGAGCGCATTCTTAGTAAACAGAGCTTCGCTTGATAAGTATCTAGTAGACCTCTCAGACGTTGACAACGAGTACTACTGGGATTCTTGGGATCTAATTTTAGGTGAAGCTAAGCTAGAGCTTAGGGGCAGGATATACCGTCTACACGAAGATGGTGACCTATGGGCTGTTCCAGAAGCAGAACTACTCAATATTGATGGGTATGAAGACTAAAGCCCAACTTGAAGCTCTAATGACAAAGCGCAATGCACCGCTGATTAGGCAGTGTATACTAATCTTGGAAACCATGCCTGCATCCTATATCCTCAAAGAAAAAAGACAGGTACAGTATGACATTAGCCTAATTAAATCCAGAGGCAAGAAGTTCTATAAACCTATCGATAGCCCATATTACTTTCAGCTTAAAGACCTAAACAGAAAACTTAAATATCTACGATTAATAACAGCCCGTACAAGGGCTACAAATTCAAGAACAAAACTATGACAACCACAATCCTATTCGCAGCGCTATCAATTTGCGCACTCTACTTCGTCATCAAGTATGCCATCAAAGCGGCTATGTCACAACCGTCTATCTTTGACGATGTTATGAAGGTAGCATTTTTTCTATCACTTGCAATACTACTATTACATGCCATATTATAACCGCACCGCAATACCGCATAAAGACCATACAGTAATAGTACAAGACGAGTACTATGAAAACGAATACTGGCTTTACTACTTTTATAACATGCCTGAAAACCCAGCAACCCCCTACACAATAGCCATATGGAGAATAACCAAAATAAAAAACAATGAATCTACATCAGCCAACAATGACCGAGAGTCATAAGAAATTAGCCTTAGTGGCTATCGAAGAAATGAAAGAGCGCCTAATTGCGCAAATTGAGTTAATGGAGCCAAACTACTCCGAGAAGAAACGATTCTATGACGACGTCAAGCAGGAGTTCGAGGCGTTAGACAGTCAGATGAGCCATCTAATCAGGCAATTCAATGAAACGCAGGACGCCATCAATGTGCTAAACGGGATGGTATTGAAGCCTAACGAAGAAGTTGTAATAATCGGTAGGAAGAAAAGTAGCGTTAAGCGTGTTAAATGGCTAGAAGAGATAGTAAGGACGCTAACAGAGGCAAATAAACCTCTTCTTTTTGAGGAACTATGGCAGTTATTGGAAAAAGACACTGTAATTATAGAAGGGTACAAAGGCGCCGTTCAACCACTTAGAAGTGCAAAGATGGCTGTTTTGTCAAATATGAAAGAACACATTGACAATCCAAAGCAAACACACCAAAAGATAATAGCAGTTTACAACGGCAAATACTTTATACTGCCAAGTTGGGTAGACGAAACTGGTAAGCTAAAAAGTATCGAACATGCCAGGCAATTCAATCACGCTAAAGTAAAGAAAATCGTATAATGGACCTTACTAAATTACCCGAAGCTATAAAACTTCAAGAAGAAATAGACAAACTTGAACGTCAGATCAAACTATGGACCGGCAGACATTGCTTTTCTGAATGCCGTATAAAAGATGTCAGTGGTGACAGTGTCTATGTAGACGCAAGATATATAGACTTTGATGTAATGAAAACACTGACATTGAAAAAGCTACAAACAGAATTAGAAGCAGTTAAACTAAAAGCAGAAAAACTATGACAACCTACAGAGAAGTACTCCCAGGTTTAGAAGTAGAATTCACAGGCAGACCAAGATGGGTAGACTCCGGGATTGGTCATTACGAGTGGCATGGCTATAAAGGCAACGACCAAAGAATGGAACTAGTCTGTGAAGATATAGACTGGAACCATACCTTGTATACACCTGAACAAAATATAATGATAGACCAGTACTTAGAAAGTCACTGTGAATCTATCGAAGAATCACTTTGTGTAAACTATAACGACCAATAAACCAGGCGGCGGCCTACGCAATATTTTATGAACCACAAACTATTCGCAGAGCTAAGAGATGCTCAAAAAACCATGTTTCATTGCTACGCAGGATACCTGAAAGGATCTACCTTCCATCGCAATGACATACCTAACGACATTCAGTTCCTAATCAACAAACTTCATGAATTAGGAAGTGATGACCTAAACAAATATGAAACCACAGAAGAGTTTGAAAGGAGCTACAAGCTATCATTTTCCGGTGGTGAAATACAGATACCAAAACCTGACCCATCACCGGTAGATGCCCTACATGATCTATACTGGGCAGTGCCTAAAGAGACAGATGACAAGGATTGGATGGAAGATGACCTACGTAGGGCAATAAAAAAAGCTAAAGATATCATAGGTTAAGTTTAATCGTTTCGGCTGGCGTGTCTACGCTGGCCTTTTATTCACTTTCCTCAAAAAGAAAAATGCCTGCACCCAGGCCGACTAATGACAACACTACAATTAATCATTTCAATCAAACTGGTAGCAATATTTGACTGCTACCGAATATTACACATACTAAACAAATGACACATTCCGAAATAGCCTCCTATGAGAGGTTGCTAGACACAGCAAAATACATGCTTGACCAGAAAGATATTATTGACCGTTCAACTATCGTTACACGCATAGAACTTGACGAAGAACAAGTAGACCCGGTATTGATGGAGTTTGAGATACTAAAGGCAGCCATCCTTGACCAAATTAGAATCAACCTTTCTAACATCCACAAAGACCTACGAAACCTATGACAGAACAAATTAACGCTGCAATGTCAGCGATTGACAGGATAATACTCAAAAACGAGTATAGAGGCTACATCGTTCTTATCAACAAAGAAGAACTAAAATCCTCTCGACACTGTATAGACCCAAAGTTATTACCGGATATAGATATTCTTGGGATTGTCAAAATCGCAGCAGAACTAAGTGCCCTTAGAGCCTGCCTAGTTGAGGAACTTGAATGTATCGAGAAGGAACAAAAAGCATTAGCAGGAGAACTATTCAACCGCATAACATGATAGAACCAGAATCAGAGTCAAAACCTCTACTAGAGGCTAACATCCTCAACGGTGAAGTGTACCAATTATTAGATGTTACACTTTGTTATGTGCCAAAGACATTGACTTTTATGGTCTCAACCCCTCGTGTGCCATCTTCCAGCCATTGTAGTAGCTACGAAGAAGCTGTACGAATATTTGATAAGTTATTAGAAGATGCATATATGTTCGATTGGGAAAACTATAATATGTATTATAGTGATACATTAGAACAAATTGAACGGTGCCAGCAATGTGAAGGAGAATCTTGGCACCCGCAAACTGTACATGAACTCATACTAGAACTCTTTGAAGAAATGTCAGAAACAGATGACTATGAAATGGCACTAGGAATTAAAGATGGTCTAATCGACCATCTTGGTTTACCAGAAGACACAATACTAACAATCAACCATATAACAAATGCCACTTATCACTAACGAACTAGATGTAACAACAATCCTGCAAGGCTATACATTCGAGTCACTGGATGGCGCAATCCGTATCTACGCTGACCCGATTGACGGCTACTACTTGGAGCATAGGGCAACAGAGGCTACCGACCGCTATGATTCGTTTAACAAGCTACTACTCAATCCAGTAATCACCACTGACATGCTCTCTGCCCGTCAGGCAAGGCTACAGAAACGGCACCAACAACTGGATGGTCGTCTAAAACCAAAACCAAAGCCACTACCAAAAACTCCTGGCCCAGGTTTCCATCTACAAGAAGGCTGTCAAATAATAAAAATAGAAGTAGATCTTTATCGCAATTACAGAAAGTATAGTAATCCACCATTCCCTGACCCTGAATACTATATTTACGAATTAATTGACGGTGAAGTAGCTGGCGATATAGAACGTAACTTCGTAGTAGCGTATCGTGACCAAATGTACTTCTACGTCGACGTCTACCAAAACGGCCACCGCCTTATAGCTAACTCTCACGAGTTCAATGATGCAGCTATAAAGCAGTTCAAAGACCTCCAATGGTACATGACACACGAACTACTAAACCACAAAACCAAAGGCAAGTTAACTAACCGCCCAACCGTTCCTGGCCAAATCTACTACCCAGTCCGCTGGTCTACCGGCAAGTACAAGTCGTTGCTGACAAAGCCAAAGACAGTACCTCAAAAAGAAAAAGGGATAACCAAGCCTACTAAGCCAGGAACACTACGTCCACCCATGAATGATGATGAATGGCTAAATGACCCTGACAAATGGTAACCGCTTGCATAGGCGGCAAAGGCTTAGATTGTGGTCAGGCAAAAAGGGTATTTTTTCGTAAACGACTGATAACCAATGCTCATTGTGGTCGGGTACCTGTGAAACAACGTTGCAAAAGAGGCTAGTGGGTACATGACCACATGGTTGATAATCAATGAGTTATATCAAAATATGTAGTCATGTACCCAAATGTAGCTACGTTTTTCAAGACCCTGGGAAGAAAAATGATTTTTTTTAAAAAGGAGGTAGTACTAGCTATATACCCTATAGATAGCGCTAGAGGTATCGCCTCATTTACATATCGTTTTCCCTAGGGTTTGAAAAACGCTTTTTAAAAACCGAATTTAGGTACGTGACCACAAAAAAATTGTAAGAAATTGATTGTCAATGAGTTACAAATTTGGGTACGTGACCACAGACAAAATGCCGTCAGGTACGTGACCACAACGGCAAAATGACAGGTTGATTATCAATGAGTTACACAGATGAGCTTAGGTACCCGGATTTTACTGCAACAATATTTCAAAACTACGCAAAGGGTTAGAAGCCCTCGGCACGGGTTTAGGAGGCCCGCAAAGATGTCAAAGCACTATTATAAGGACACAGGCGACGAAGAGTTCCCGCAAAAGGAGTCTAAGGGCTTATACCCGGACTACGTAAGACTAGCCAGAGAATTCTGGGATACGGCCAAAGTCGGCCAGTCTATACTCATAAAGGGCAACGATCAGGGGCAGCATGTTATAGATGTGCTAAACCAGTGCGACAAGGAAGAAAATATGATAGATGACGGGAAAGGACTACGGCGTAAGCGACAACGACCGAAGAATGCTATTGGTGGTTACCTGGCACAGAAGTTGTTCAGGTGGTCTAGCGAGGTTAGACCGGTAGACGGGAAAGGATTAAAACATTATACTATATGGAGAATACAATAAGAGGCTACGAAGATCAGCTACAGCAGGAATGTATATTATGGTGGCACAACGTTTTCTCTTTGAGGAACCCGTTTTTAATTAGACGTCTACATTGCAATAACAACAACTCTGTCAATCGTATAGCCGGGAACCGGGCTAAAGCCATGGGAGTGATGGCAGGCGTTAGCGACCTGGAGTTGATGCTGCCGCTAGGAAAGGTTCTGTTTATAGAGCTTAAGCGGCCAGGAGGTGTGCAGTCTAAGGAACAGAAGGAGTTCGCCAAGCTATGTGATGCGCTAATGCACGAATACGTTATAATTTATTCTTTTGAGGAATTTAAACGGCTAGTCACGTCACGGCTAGGGATGGGAATATGGACGACTATAAACAACACTGGGAAGTAGTAAACTACGGTAAGCCGATTGCCATTAATGAGCCTGATGATCTATGGTTCATGGCATGTACTTACTACAAGTGGTGCGATGAGCATACTCTAAATGGAGTGCAACGACCGTACAATATAAAAGGCCTCTGTCTACACTGCGGAATATCCGAAGAGTATCTTAGAGACCTTAGAGGTATGAAGGACAAGGATAGTTTATGGCACCATGTAGTGAGTCGTATCCTGTATGTAATCTATGTACAGAACGTTGAACTGGCTACAGTTGGTGAGTACAACAGCGTATTCATAGCAAAGTTATACAAGATTGACGGTGAAGAGCAGGAAAGCGGCACAATTAAGATAGAAATGGTAGGTAATGTGCCTAAACTGGCACAAAATGAGGCGGAGATTTTGGAAAAAATGAATTTAGGAAATGTAGATTTAGCAGAAGATCAAAGCTAAAAAACACGAAAGAGCAATTTGGTTTTGGATTTAGTTTTTGCCCTACGCGCGTGTATGGAAATTGCTAATTTAGCCTGGGTGACGGAGGTCGGCTTGACTTTGTCCACTAAGTTGGTGTACTGCGCTTTTGTCAGTTGGCATGCTAAAATGTCAGAAATCCTGGATAATTGGCTCATTTGCAGTAAGTTACAAAATATACCTTTGCCGACAATGTCGGCAACTGTTAAAATTGTGTTAAGTCATAAAAAATATTTGGCAATGTCGGCAAAAATGTACATTGACATTGCCAAAGCTAAGTACACCAAATTGGTGAACATTAATACCAGGTGAATACCAGGGCGAAGGTTATTTGTGCCAATTGGCTGCAATGTTTGACAATTTGGCCAATGTATCGGGATGGCAATTTGAGCGGCCGTATTGGCTTTATATGGCTGTTTATTCGTTTGCAGTCATACCATATATATGTATAATCATTGCAACGTCAAGCCATCACGTTACCATATTAAGAAAAATATATATGGGTTAGCCAAAAGTGGCAGTTTGGTATAATAATAATATGTAATATGTTTAAAAAATGTACAATACTAAAAGCCTGGTTTTCAGTCAGTTGCGCAATACCAAAAATATATTTTGGTATGTTTGTCTTTTTTCTGACAAATTGAACCATATTGCAGTCATATCAGAAAGGGATATACGCATAAGCCGAGTTAAACGACGGCAAGTTATTTGAAATATGGAGTCACTTTTATAACTGGTTACTGCCTTGACGGCAAACAGTTTAAAAAACATGAATGTCATAAATAACCACAAAAAATTAAAGAAAATGAAAGACTTATTAAAGTTGGCAAACTTCGTTACATTGCCAATTGTATTAACCACTATTGTAACTGGATTAATCAGTTATTCGTGCAGTGCCAATTTGTTCAAAAGTCCAGTACCTTACTTTTTATTCTTTGTAATAACTGGAGCATATTGCGGGTACATTGACATGAAAACAGCCAAATAATTTTACCAAACCACAAAAAACCAAAGAACATGAATTTGACAAAAACAAACAGACTCTTCATTTATGGAGTCACTTTACTGGCAGTTGCCATAATTGCCGCCCTTGCAAGTATTTATTTGCCACAACTTAATGAATTATTATCTGACGGGAGCGGGTACAAACCGTTATGATATTCACAACAGTTGCCGTATTATATTTGGTTGGATGCTTTGCACTCCATAACAGTATACAACCATTAAAAAACCAAATTCGTATAAACCGCAAAAAATCAAAGAAATGAACGAAGTACAAACATGTGTACCAGCAAGTAACGAAGCTTATTTTATGGACTTGTTTACATGCCTGTCAAGTGACGAAAAAGTGACAGTAATAAACAAATTACATGCTCATGTTACAAACCAAAAAATGACAGAAAAGGCAATGAAATTATTTTGCCAATTGTCAAAAACAGACCAAACGAAGTTTATACATACAAACTTTTAATTTTTTAATCGGCCAATGTCAATAAGTGCCAAACCAAACACAGTATATTTTATGACACAGAACGAAACGGTATTTACAGCCGCAAATGTAACCAGCGAAGCAAACAGCAACGAAGTTATTAACACGTCAAACATGCCTGCAAATGACATTGACATTGACGAAGAGGACGAAGAGGACGAATTGTCAGAGTTATTAAGTGAAGAGTACAAAAGTGAAGCACTTACAAAACTGCGTGAAGAGTACATTGACAAGGGTAATACATTGCAGACCCTTAAATTTGGCAGTAAGAAGTACCAAATTGCATCCGAGCAGGTGGCAAAGCTTACAGGTGACATTCGCAAAGAAATTGCTGGCATTAAGCAGCAACGTATCGAAGCAGAGCGCAAAGCAAAGCAAGCGGCAATGTATCAGTTACTTATTGACATTGCCGACAGGGCAACGGCAATTGGCAATTTGACCGGCCAAAACGCACCCAACGAAGTAATGACGGCCGCAAATGAAGCACTCCAATTGGCACTGGACACCGCCGCAAACCAGTTTATTTATGGCACTGCTGCAAAGTCAATACCGGCAAGTAACGGCAATGCAGCGCCATCCGGCAGTGTACGTTTGAAGGTGGAAGAGTTGTACAAACAATATGTCGGTGAAGGTTTGACAGACACCCAAATTGTCAAGAAGTTACAAGAAGTTGATGGCATTGCAAGAGGTACCGCCAACACGTACACGAAGGATTTTCGTGATAATAACGGGTTTGTCAATCCCAATGTATAATTGACACGTCAAAATGCCAGCACGCAAAGTGCTGGCATTCAATGACTTAATGCCAGGGCAACGGCAAAACTAAAATAAAATTTTTTATTTTTGCCCTGTCGGAGTTCCCCCCCACACAGATTTTTCCCAAATTTAGACTCTGCTATAAATATAAGCCTCTTTTGATACTAGGTTCGTCCACGTATCTTAGTTAGAGCATTCAAAGTAGGCCGCCACCGGAAAGTAGGCAGCGCCTTTGCACCGGAAAGTAGTTTTCCACATTTATTTCTCAATGTGGATAAGTTTTTGTTGGCTGTGTCAGAGCTGTTTTGTAAGTTGTGCCATCACTGCATTGCTAAACTCTATGCGTCATGTATCAGTCTATTTCCCAAAGTGGCCAGTCTATTTCTTTTTTGAGGAAACTGCGTTTGGCCTTAGTCGACTAGTTGTATGAAAGCTAGTCCCATCTTTTCTGAAACCGAGTCGTTGCTACTTAGGGGCGCACGTAGGATCATCCACCAGGGCGGGCAGAACAGTGGTAAGACTGTCAACATTCTAGGGGCTTTGGCAAAGGTGCTATCGCAGGAGACTGAGGCGTCGGTGAACACTGTGACGTCGCAATCGTTTCCGCATCTAAAGGGTGGGGCATTGCGGGATTTTGAGACCTATGTTTACCCTACCTTTAAAGGGGCTATCAGCAAGTATCACAGGACTGACCATTTGTTTACGTTCAAGAGTGGTAGCATCCTAGAGTTCAAGGTCTTTGAAACGGAGATGGCGGCACATGGGCCTAAGAGGAAACGGTTGTTTATCAATGAGGCTAATACTTTTCCATATCCTATATTTTTCCAGTTAGATTCGCGGTCAGATCAAACGATTATTGACTATAACCCATCCTTGCAGTTTTGGGCGCATACTCATCTAATCGGGCAGGACGGGAATCATCTACTTATAAGCGATCACACGCACAATCCTTTTCTAAGTAAGGAGAAGCATCAGGAGATTGAGAACATCTGCCAGTTCGATGCGTCTGGCAAGGTAGTTAGAGGCGACTACGAACTGTGGAAGGTGTATGCTAGAGGGCTTACTGGTAATATACAAGGTATTATCTTTCCTAATTGGCAGATTATTGATAGCTGTGATTACCCTAATGAGGACTCTGTGTACAGTGTTGACTTTGGTTATACAAATGACCCGACTTGTTTGGTTAAGCAGACATTGGTAGGGAATACATTGTTTATTAAGGAGTTAGCGTATGAGTCACCACTAAGTAGTAGAGCAATAGTTCAAATCCTAAGAGCCAATGACTTTTCTTTTGAGGAATCGCCTTTATATTGTGAACATGACCCGGATATGATTAGAGAGCTAAGAAAGTTCGGGGTGTACAACGCACTGGCGGCAAGAAAGGGGCCGGGTAGTATAAAGGCCGGGATTAGATTATTGAACACATTTGACGTTCGTTATACTAATGACTCCAGAAATATCCACAAAGAAAAGAGTATGTACATCTATGAATGGGACAAGGTTTCACAGAAGTTTACTAATATACCAATCGAATATAATAACCATGCTATGGACGCCATCAGGTATGGAACGTATTCGCATTACTTACGTGCGGAAGCGGCGTAGAGCCAGCGGGTGTAGCTATGGCAGGTGGCGCGAGTGCCGGTTAAGCAATACCGCGCGCATAGGTGCGCCCGCTGGCTAGTTTTAAGCGTGTCGTAGTGTAGTGATACTTCGCTGCAAATGAAACACACTACACGATTGTTACCGCTTTTTTGCTGGCGTAGAGCCAAACAGGGAGTAGCCTGGGGACAGAGTTAGGGCTAGACTATCTCCCAGTACCACGCAAATCCCTGTTTGGCTTTTAGTAGATATAAATTGTAAGCGGCCCGGCTATTCCTAGCCCTGGGCTTTATCAACTCTTTTATGACACTACACCTACTTAACTACGGACAGGAGACAGATACAGACAAGATTATAGCATTATCCAGGGTGCTGGAAATACTAACCGACCCTAGCCGGCTTGATGTCCCTAATGGAATCAAGCTCTTGGCAACAACAAGTGATAAGCTACAATTACTTATTAATGGGATTAGCATTACAAGTGCACAAACGTGATATAATTAGTATGCCACCAGTTACATTAGATCTGACTGGCGGAATGTTTGGCACGATAGCAAGCAAGAGGATACCAATGCCTACTGGCATGGATTTCATTCCATTGGATAACCAGGGTACAACCTTGAAGATTAGAGGCGAGGACGCTCCACACTGGTTAGGACTCCATAGTAAGAGTATGCAATATTGGGCATACCAGTATTGTAGTCCACTGGCAGGTGTAATAGATCGCTTGGCAGAAGCTGATTCTAATGGAAGGATAGCCTTCTACCATGACAGTGACAAAAAGAAGGTTGAAAATGTAAATAAGATTCCAAAGCTATCACGTATAGCTAAGTTAATGAAGAACCCTAATCCCTTACAAACATGGGAAGAGTTTAATAGCGAACAGGTAGTTTACGCAAAGATATTTGGCTATTGTCCGGTGCTATGTGTTGTACCTAAAGGGATGGATAAGAGTTTTACTAAATGGATGTTTAACCTTAATCCATTGTTTTGTACTCCAACTAACTACGACGAAGTTGACGTGTTTGCTGATAACTTCACATCTAATATAGATTACTGGACAATTAAACTTTGGAACAGAAATATAGAAATATCTGGTGACGACATACTGGTAGTCAAAGATGGTTTCATAGACAACGACGGCGATGGGCTGCCGATGTCTAAACTGTGCGGTCTCGATTTTGCGATTAGTAATATTTGTGCGGCTATGGAAGCTGACAACGTACTTCTGCGCAAAAAGGGGCCGCTTGGCATTTTCAGCTATGACCCGAAACCGGATAACGTAGCAGGTTATCTGCCTATGACGAACTTGCAGAAGGATGAACTACAAGGTGAGCTAAAACGTTATGGTTTGTCGTTGAACATGCTACAGTACATCATATCACGTTCCCCTATAAAATGGAATCCTGTATCTTTCGACACTACCCAGTTAAAAACTAAGGAAACAATACAACAGGGTACTGACATAATCTGTGATCGTTTAGGGTATCCGGCAGAACTAATGTCAGGTAAGAACGCAACCTATGAGAATAGGCATACATCAGAGCGTTTTCTATACCAAAACAACATCATACCTTTTTCTTTGAGGAGAATGGCTCGCTACGACCAGTTCTTTGGTTTAGAAGAGTACACTCTGCTCCAAGATTTCTTGCATATTGCCGTTCTACAGGAAGATATACAGAAGGCTTCTTTAGCGTTGAAGGACAGGACTATTGCATTGGATATGCAGTGGAAGTCTAACCTTATTTCGTACAACGAGTACAGGGTTGAGCTAAAGTATGACAAGATTGCCGGCAAAGACAAGTATTTCTACACTGATTATACTAAAGAAAATGAAGTATCACCCGAAGATAGAGGAGGCAATGCGCCAGTCTCTGCCGATAAACTACCGGCTAACAAAGACGGAAATAAACCAAAGCCAACTGGACAAAAGAGTAGTTGAAGGCTATGGTAATATGTGGAATAGCAAGAATGAGCATGGCGAAAAGTTTGTCAAAGGCTGCTGGTCACGGTCTATCAAGGAGAATGGCCCTGGTAGCAGCTCTAACTATCAAATAAAATTTCGTGACAGACACAGGCAAGCCTGTTCTCTTTTTGAGGTAACAGAAGAAGATAGCAATGGGCTGCATTTTCGTACTAAACCACTTGACCCTGTACAATGGGCTGACGATTTGTTGGTTCAACTGCGGTCAGGTACTATAAATAACTTCTCAAATGGATTTAGATTCATTTGGGACAAAGTAGAATATGATGACAAAGACGATGCATTGGTAGTTATCGAGGCACGTCTATTTGAGATTTCTGCCGTAGAGGTTCCGTCTGACATGGAAACCTATGCAATCAGGGAGTTTGGTGATATAGACAGACTGGAACTAAACGAAGAGATCGAAGGATTTATAGCTGATTTGTCTAAGAGCAAGCAGCTTGAAGCAAGACAACTAATTTCAAAATGTATGATGGTTCGTAGTCAAGAGCCGCTGGATAGAAAAGCGCTCGCTGGAATGAATCAATCTAAGAAGATAGATTATAATTACCTAATCAAAAATTTGTAACAATGAAAAAAACCTATTTTAATCCAGCGGCTATACGGCTGCCAAAGATAAATAGTCGTCGTATGCCAGGCGCCATCCATGCTGCATATAAAACAGATGGCGAACCTGACACTGCTACAGAAGAAGAACTACTAAAGAAGATTGAGTTGCGTGTAGCAAAACAACTTGAAGGCGTAGCCACAAAAGAAGAACTTGATACTATAAAGAATAGCCAAGTTGAAGGCATGAAAGGACTTGACATTGACCAGCTTCGCAGCTTAGCTGACGAAAAGACCGGTGTTCTGTCAATGCTTACTCGCCAGGGCTTAGAGATGCAGCGTTTAGAGAAGAAATTCTCTGACATGACTAAGAGAGGCGAAGATATGTCACTTCGTGCGCAGGTAGCACGTTGGGTAGAGTCAAACAAAGACGTTATAGCTCAAATCCGTGGTGGTGAAAAAGTTACGCCTAAGGCAATGGAACTTGAAATGCGTGTCGTAGCAAGTCCAATGTCAGTAGCTACTGTTAATCCAACAAACTCTCCGTACATAGGACGTGTTGAAGTAGAACCTGGCATTAATGAACTGCTACGCCAGCAGCCCACCTTTTGGGACTACCTTACCAAAGGTAAAACAGGTGCACCTACGTATGTTTGGGTGAACATGTCTAATCCGCAAGGTGCAGCAGCATGGATAGGGCCAGGCGTACCCAAACCAGGAGTTAGCTTCGAGATGGTAGCTGACATTTCAAATGCCAAAAAAATTGCGGATAGCGCAAAGGCAACTACGGAGTTGCTGGATGACATTGACGGAATGACAACCTTCATTGAGCAGGAGCTACGCTACCAGGTAATGATTAAAGTCAATGCTACAATGTTAAATTCCGTTGGTTCTGCTACAGTTCCAACAGGTGTTCGCCAGTTAGCTACCACGTACACCCTGACAACCGTTCATACAACTAATCCTAATATGGCCGACTCTCTCCGGGCAGCCGTAGCACAGTTGCGTTCTGGTTTCTTGACAGGGCCGATTACTATATTCATTAACCCTGTTGACTCTGCTAACATGGACATGCAGAAAGCTACAACTTCAGGCGTGTACATGCTGCCACCGTTTATGACGGCAGACGGAAAGACCATTGCCGGTGCTACAGTTGTAGAAGAAAACGGTATTACTGCTGGTAGCTTCCTTGCAGGATTTATGCGTTTCTATCGTATCCTTATTTACAAACCGTTTACAGTTAGCTGGGGCTGGGAGAATGACGACTTCACTAGAAACCTTATTACGTCAGTAGGTGAAATGAGGCTACACCAGTTCTTCAACCAGCGTCATACAGGTGCGTTTATCTATGACACCTACGCTCGTATCATTGGCTTAATTGCCGGTGGTACTACGCTACGTGAAGGCCCGGAAGAACCTACTGAACCTACAGGTGAAGTAGGAATCATAGGATTGCCTAAGAAACCAGCCGGTGGTGGCAAAGATGAAGGCAGACCTGATGTAGGTAAGTCTCCAGTAGAACCACCTTCACCACCAAGACCATAAAACATGGCTAATCTAATCGACCCTTCATACTTTATTAGGGACATAAAAATCCCTAATGTGTACAGTCCTGCTGTAGCGGAGAACGTGAACCAGTTCATAGCTAAGTATGAGCCTCAATGTCTAAGGTTATTATTTGGCTATGACTTCTACACGTTGTTCCAAACAGAAGGAATTACCGAAAGGATGAAGGATTTGTTAGACGGTAAAGGTGAATGGATGGGATTAGTTAGACCTGATATAAAAGACAGCCTAATAGCTTATTACGTCTATTATTTCTTTGAGGAATCAATGGCCACACAATCTACAGGTGTTGCTACTTCAATCACTCAAGATGCTAGCGCAATGAATGTTAGCCCTGCCGACAAGATGGTAGCAGCATGGAACCAGTTCAGCTACAGAGTAACGGCAATGTACAATTTCTTGGCACTTTCTAAAGATGTTGATGGCAACAAAGTGTACCCAGAATTAGGATTGGATGTTGTCTATCGTGGCATGGAAATGTTCAGACCTATTAATTACTTTAGCATATGATTACCAACCAAGTTGTATATGATGTATTTAGTTCAGCCGTTTCTAAGATGGTTGTACCAGGGTACACAGTAAACTTTGAAGCTGGTCGTAGCTATAATATAGTTAAGAGTCTTATAGAAAAAGATAATGCTCCAGTGCTACAAAGTCTAAAATATCCTGTTGTCGCTTTGCTGATGCCAGTAATGGAGTCTAATGGAACAGGTTACCAAGTTCTAAGAATAAATAGAGTTGTCATAGCTCATTTGACTAATCAAGATATTGGTGTAGGACAACGTTATGAGCCTACAGAGACTTTTAAAACAGTGTTGTATCCGTGCTATTATGAATTGCTCAATAGACTTGCGTGGTCTACATCAACCAACGGGCAAGACCCTTGGGCTATAATCCATACCAAGTTCGACAATCCATCAAGGCAGCCAATAGGAGAAGGGTTACAGGACTATGTTGACAC